CCCAGAACCTAGGCTCCGCCTTTGGACGCCTGATTAACGAGACAATGGTTCCCGTAGTATCCAAAATCTTACAGGTTATGGATGAGCGTGGAATCATTGACCTGCCGTTACGGGTCAACGGGCTTGAAGTCCGTGTCGCAGCAGTATCGCCGTTGGCTATGGCTCAGAATATGGAAGAAGTAGACTCTGCTCTCAAGTTCTTCCAGATTGCAAGCCAAGCTGGGCCAGAAGGCCAAGTCGCAGTCAAGGTGGGGGAGATGCTCGACCTTGTTGCCGACAAGCTGGGAGTGCCAGCCGTTATGCGTGCATCACCAGCAGAGCGTGCCGACAAGATGGAGCAAGCAATGGCTATGGCTCAGCAAGTAGCCCAAGCCCAAGCGCAAGCCGAAATACCAGAATAAAGGGGTAATCATTGAGTTGGGAAGAACTTGAGGCAATACCGACCGACATAAGAGATGTCGCTCAGAAATCTGAAGACTTGGACAAGCTGTGCCTACGAGTCTTTGGCTCCGAAGATGGCCAAGAACTGATGGCGTGGCTTAGGCTCACGCTACTAGAGCAACCCGTCGCCGTGCCGGGAAGCGACCCGTCCTATGGGTTCTACCGAGAGGGACAGAACAGCGTAGTAAGGGACATTGAAGCACGGATTAAAAGAGCGAGGAAACTTTGATGGAAACCCAAGAAACCCAACCCAGCGGCGGGGGAACCCAAGAAGCTGGCCTATTGGATTCGGCGGTAGTAACCGATAACCAAGAAAGCCAGAGCCAAGATACAACTAAGACTACCATTCAGCACCTAGAGCCCAAGGAAGACGACGGGCCGCTAGAGCGTCCGGACTGGTGGCCAGAGAACTTCTGGAAAAAAGACGACTCGGCGCCAGACCTAGAGGGGATTGCTAAGTCATGGATGGACTTACGCAAGCAAATTAGCCAAGGCAAGCACAAGGCTCCTGAAGACGGCAAGTACGATATGACCGCTTTCGCCCAGACTCCAGACGATGACCCTGTTCGTGGTCACGTGTCTAACTGGGCTAAAGAGTTTGGGGTTAGCCAAGCTGCCCTAGATGCTTTAGTTGGCCCCATTGTTGCAATGCAAGGTGAGCAGCAAGAGCAAGTCACCATGAGCATTGAGCAAGAGCGCAAGGCTTTAGGCCCGAACGCCGATGCAATCATCAAGGGCATGGGCGAGTGGGGAGCAAGCCTAGTCCGCAAGGGGGTTCTAAGCAAGGACGACTTTGAGGAATTTAAGTACATGGGCGGTACGGCCAATGGCATCCGTGTGCTGTCCAAGTTGCGGGAAGCATTTGAAGGTACTAGAATACCTACACAATCAATCCCATCCGAGGGTGCTCCAAGCAAGGATGAGCTCTATCAGATGGTGGCTGACCCGAAATACAAGACAGACGTTGCTTATCGCCAAAAGGTAGAACGGATGTTTTCGCAGGCTTTCTCTGAGTAACCCCCTCTCCAACCTTCAAGCGGAGACTTGCCCCCGGCTCAAAAGGCTGGGGGTTTTTTTTTGCATAAACCTATTGCATTGCCAAAATTAGTGTTGTAAAAATGCACCATAGGCCAATCCTTTGCGACCCTATCCGCTGTGGATACAGACGACCGGCTCCCGTAAGGGGCAAGCATACGGCCCAAATCACCGGCTAACCGAAGCGACGAAAACTTTTTTTAACTTTCAAGGAGATACAAATGTCCGTTTCATTATCGAACGCCTTTGTAACGCTCTTTGATGCTGAAGTTAAACAGGCTTATCAGGGCGTAGCCCAATTGGTAGGTGCGGTTCGTCAGCGTCGGGGTGTTGAAGGCTCTACTGTTAAGTTTCCCAAAGTCGGTAAGGGTGTGGCTACATCACGTATTCCCCAGTCCGATGTTACCCCTTTGAACGTATCGTTCTCAAACGTAACCTGCACGCTCCAAGACTGGAACGCCGCAGAGTACAGCGACATTTTCTCGCAGCAAAAAGTCAACTTCGACGAGCGTAATGAGCTTGTTCAGGTTGTTGCCAACGCTATTGGCCGTCGTCAAGACCAGCTTATTCTGGACGCACTTTCAGGTTCGAGCACAAGCCTTGTCGTGACCGAAGACGAAGGTGGTACAGATACCGGCCTGAACGTAGCCAAGCTGCGTGCTGCTAAGAAACTGTTGGACAAAAACAACGTTCCAATGGACAACCGCCACATCATCATCCACGCAAACAGCTTGGCAAGCATTTTGTCTGAGACTGCCGTAACTTCGGCTGATTTCAACACCGTGCGTGCTTTGGTTTCTGGTGAGCTCAACACGTTCTTAGGCTTTACCTTCCACACCATTGGTGATCGTTCGGAAGGCGGTCTGCCCGTTGCTTCGTCCGAGCGCAAACTGTGGGCTTTCCACCGTGACGCTATCGGCTACGGCGAAGGCATTGCACCACGCACCGAAATCAATTACATTCCTGAGAAGACTAGCTGGCTGGTAAACGCAGTATTCTCGGCAGGTGCAATTGCTATTGATGCCGAAGGTATTGTCGAAGTCCAAACAACTGATTCAGTCTAAGGAGAACGACAATGGCATATAACAAAGACGGTTTGAACTTAGTAAGCGGTTCCAAGGCTGGCAACTCGCCGCAGGTTTGGACGTATCAATCTGCTGATGCAATTGGCGATATTGACGGCGCAGGGTATTTTGACTCTGCCGCATCAATCCTGAAAGTTGGCGACCTTATGTATGTCTACTCTGGCGTGGGCGGCTCTACCGCTTTCGGCTTTGTAGTGGTCAATGCTAACAGCGGAACGGTTGTTGACGTTACCAACGTAACTGCTATCGGCACTATCGACAGCGACTAATTGCCTGTCGAGTACGCAGTAAAGCATAGGGGTTGTGCCATTATATGTGGCGCAGCCCCTTCTCTTTTTGAAGACCTAGAAGCCGCACGCAAGCTGCGGCCAGAGGCTACCATCCTAGGCGTTAAGTATGCGGCTGCAATCGTGCCAGAGATTGAGCATATATGGACTCAGCACGGTGAGATGACCCTGAAAATTAGGGCGTCTGTGGATAGGCCAATCAAGATACACGCCAGACCCAAAATCTTACAAACAGCCAAGGGAACGGTATGGCACATTCCTTACGCTAGAGAAGCGTTTGACGCCATCGATTACGTGTGGCCCGGGCTATCCTTTGCCGTGGGCTCTAGTGGCGTGGCTGGGGCTATGTGGGCTAGGCACGGCATGGGGTTTGAGGAAGTCATAATGGCTGGCATAACCCTGTCTGGCGACGACCAGAAATACGCCCAAGGGTATCCAAACGGATACAGCCAGCACGCAGGCTACGCTAGGGCAGACCAGATAGATAACTGGTTTCGGGTGCTCAAGCGACATCAAGAGGAAGGGCTAACTATGGGAATCTACTCAATGTCCGGAAGAACCAAGGATTTGCTAGGAGCCCCAGAATGATTACGGTTGCTTGCGTTCTAAAGTCTGGCGGCAGATACAAGCCGGATGACGTGGCAAAGCTGAGTCGGAATGTAGCTCAAAAAATAAGCCTGCCCCATAACTTTGTATGCCTTTCTGACATTCCAGTACCGTGCGAGCGTATTGCTTTGCAACATGACTGGTCTGGGTGGTGGTCAAAGATTGAGCTATTTAGACCGGGAGTGCTACCGCCCAATACCATCTACCTTGACCTTGATACCGTTGTACTGGATGATTTTTTGGACATTGCCGAGTGCGGGTACGATTTTGCGATGATGCAAAACCTCAATCGTCCACACATGGTTTCGTCAGCCCTTATGTGGTTCTATCACAAAGCTCCCGTTGAAGTCTATAAAAGATTTGTGGTAAACCCAGATTATTGGGTAAAATATCACCAAGATAACAAGGACGGCCCATATTTGGGCGATCAGGCGTTTATCTGGGATGCGTTAGATAGAAACGTGCCGGTATTAGAAACCAAGAAATACGGAGTCTATTCATACCGCCTACACGTAAAAGACCGAGGCAAACCGCCTGACGGGTGTAGGATTGTTGCTTTTGGTGGGCAATATAAACCAAACAACGTTGACGCCGAGTGGCTACGTGCCATTCGAGGATAGGATAGATTATGGCTGCCGGTGATTCTGCTCTCTCAATATGTTCTGACGCCTTGCAAATGTTAGGCGCCAAGCCAATCTCGTCCTTTACAGAAGGAACGGATGAGGCAAACGTTGCCGACTCCCTGTACCAAGATATCAAAAAGCAAGCCCTTTTGGTCTATCCTTGGTCGTTTGTGTATAAAAAGATTGCATTAGCCAGACTGCTAGTAGGGCCAACGACTGAGTACACCTACGCCTATCAGTTACCCGGCGACCGTATTGGCCCACCACGTTCTGTAACCGTTAGCGCAACACCCGGGTCGGGAACCATCCGTAACTACCGGATATTTGGCGACCAACTTCTAACTAACGAAACCAGCATTTACATAGACTATCCTTATGACGTACAAGAGTACGAGATGCCGGTGTATTTTGTCCAGCTTATGAAGTACATGATGGCTTGGCACTTGGCCATACCCATTACAGACCAGATTGACAAAGCTACCTATTGGCAAGGTATTGCAATTGGCGCAGCATCGGAAAACAACCGTGGCGGGTATATGCGTACCGCTACCAGCATTGATGGCCAAGGTCAGCCAATTTCTGTCATTGAAGATTACAGCCTCATCGACGTGAGAAACTGATGGCACGGTTTCTAAGCGTTCAAACCAACTTCTCGACCGGCGAGCTTGACCCGCTGCTTCGAGCTCGGATTGACTTAGAAGCCTACAACAATGCCGTTGAGAAAGCTACGAACGTAGTAATCCAGCCACAAGGCGGTATGCGTCGTCGCCCCGGCCTAAAGCACATTCTTGCCCTGCCAAACTCAGGTTCCGAATCTACTGCCAACGGCGTACGCTTAGTACCGTTTGAGTTTAGCACCAGCGATTCGTATATGCTTTGCTTTACGCATAACCGTATGCACGTGTTCCGTAACGGAGCTCAGGTACTTGACATAAATGGTGGGTCATTAGACTACTTAGATACTAGCAGCGCAGGATTGACGGGCGCACGTTTAGCAACAATTAACTGGACGCAATCTGCCGACACGCTGATTGTGGTTCACCCAGACATAAACCCAGTCAAGATTGTCCGTGGGGCAACAAACGCCGACTGGACTGCAAGCACCATAACCTTTGACGCAATACCGAAGTTTGCGTTTACTCCAAGCGTAACCAATCCATCTGGCACGCTTACGCCGTCTGCCGTATCCGGCAAGGTAACTCTTACCGCCTCGACCGGCACGCCGTTTAGCGCCGCTTCTGTTGGCCAGTACATCAATGCCACGCCACAGGGCAGGGCAAAGATTGTGCAGTACACAAGCGCAACCGTGGTTCAAGCTATCACCGAGTTTCCGTTCTTTAGCACGTCTGCTATTGCAAACGGAAGCTGGGAATACGAATCTGGCTATGAGGCGGTATGGTCATCTACAAAAGGGTGGCCACGCTCGGTTATCTTCCACGAGGGGAGACTATTCTTTGGCGGCTCCAAAACCAGACCATCAACCGTATGGGGCTCTAAGGTAGGATTGTTCTTTGACTTTGAGGCTACCGAAGGATTAGACGACGATGCTGTTGAGGCAACGCTAGACACCAATACCTTTAACGCCATTGTGGATATGCAGTCTGGACGAGACTTGCAAGTGTTCACTACCGGCGGTGAGTTCTACGTTCCTCAGCTTGGCCTAGACCCAATTACGCCAACAAACTTCTTTGTTAAAGCATCGACCAAGAATGGCGCCAAGGATGGGATCAGAACCCAACAGCTAGAATCCGGGACGCTATTCATCCAGCGCCAAGGCAAGTCTCTTAATGAGTTCTTGTTTACGGATGCTCAGGCTACCTACATTACCAGCAAAATCTCGCTACTGGCTGGGCATCTACTAAAGACGCCTACCAAGATGGCGTTACGCAGGTCAGTCGCTACTGACGAAAATGACTTGCTATTGATTGTCAACGGTCTGGATGGCTCGATTGCGGCCTTCTCTTTGCTGCGTGCTCAGAACGTGATTGCCCCGTCTGAGTTCACTACCGACGGAGAGTTCTTGGACGTTGGCGTTGACCTAAGCACAATCTACACCGTGGTCAAACGTACGGTCAGCTCATCTAGTGTTTATTACGTGGAAATCTTTGATGACAG